TTTTAAAGTTAGAACCTGATACTGTAAATGAACCACCTGCGTTACCATCAAAATCTGTTGGAGTTACTGAAGTTACTTCAGGTGGAGCGTCAATAGCCCCCCAACCAGCTGCGTTATATTGTTCTAAAAATCCTCGGTCAGCATCTGTGTTATAACGCAAAGTACCTAAAGTAGGTGAACTTGGTCTTTGTGCTGTTGTACCTGCTGGTATAATAATACCATCAGTACCAGTGAACTTTCTATTTTTACCTGTAAAATCTCTTAAATTTGACATTAGTTTTTCTCTCTACTCATATTTATATTATAGGTTCTCTATTAATTTCCAACCGTAAGTTGCACCAGTGTAAACTAAACCTATAGATGCATTTTCAGTTGTTACAGTTAAATCTTCAGCTATACCCATTATATTATTACCATTTCTACCTACTGTGAATGTATTTGTATCAAATGTACCTGCTAAATCTAAAAATCTCAATTGGTCTCCAGTTTGAGGTGAAGATGGCAAATCTAAAGCAACAGGTCCACTTGAAGTATCTACAAAAATTCTGTCATTAGCAGTTACAGTATCACCTGTGTCTGCGTTAGTTTTAGTAGACCAAGGATTACCACCACCTAAACCTGTCCATTGAACTCCATTATAACCTTCCCAAGTTACTAATTCTGAGTTATATCGAATTGCACCAGTGTATAAGTTGCCGCCTGTAGGTCTTTGTGCTGTTGTACCTGTTGGAGGCACCATTGCACCAGTACCCATTTTATCTCTTTTTAAGAAACCAACAACAGCTCTTTCTGTTGGAACTGCCTGTGTACTATCACCACCTAAAGTTTCGTCTGTACTAAATTCATTAATTGTTGCACCAATTTCAGCACCAATAGAACCAAGTTGTAATTCTGATAGACCAGAAAGGTCAAAGGCATCTGCGTTAAGTGTTGCAATACCAGTTGACTGTTGAATTCTGAATAAGTCACCAACTCTAAAGTCACCGTTTTGGTCAGTAGATGAGAAGTAAACACGACCACCATTTAATTCAATAACTTCATCATCTTGGTCAGCAGGTTGTGTTACACCTACAGAACCAGGATAGTTTGTATCTGCAAAAGAACCAGTACCAATATCTAAGAAATCGTGTCCTGTTAAACGGACATTTGAGAAATTGTTTGTAATTGTAGTTGTTGTACCATCTGCAACTTGTTCACCTGTTCCTAATGCAAGTGTTAATCGAATTGTTGCTGTTTCATTACTTGTATTTGTTTCTGTTACAGCACCAACTCTATAGAATGTTGAGTTGCCAGCAAATCTAATGTTAGCACCAACAGGAATAGCAGTTGCACTTGATAATGTTCCGTCAGTTGATTTAACTGTAATAAGAGCGTTAATTTGACCAATCTGAGCTGCTGAACTATCACCTACACTTGATGATAAATCAACTGTAAATGTTGAACTATCTTCTTTTGTAATTGTAACTGTTTCACCTTGTTGGAAGTTACCTGTTCTATTTTCAATATAAATTGTATCTTTTGAAATTTGGTATCTAAAGAATGTAGCAGTTGCACCTGAAGTATTACCTGTTACTGTAGCAGTACCAGAACCGTTTGTTGTAATTGCACCTGCAATATCTGAAGTTGAAGCTGTACTAATTGTAGCTGGTTGATAGAATAATTGTTCACCACGAGTTTGTACTATAACTGGAGTTTCACCTGCAAGTGTACCATCCGCTTCAGCACCTGTTTCACCGTAAGCAGATGAACAGTTAAGACCTCTAATAAAACCACCTGATTGTGCATAGAAAGATTTATCACAATAGTAAGTAAAGACGGAAACCATCTCACCACGGCCGTTACCTAGTGCGTGAACACCACGACCATCTGAGTTAATTTGTGTAAAGTCGTTAGCAAGAATTGACCTATTACCTGATGTGTGTATATTACCATCAATCTGAATACCTGTAGCATTTGCGTTAATTGATGTACAATCTTGTATATAAGGAGAAGCAGTTGTAATAGAACCAGCTGGGTCTAATGAAATAACTGCAGCTTTACCAGTACCACCAGCAGTTGGAGTACCAGATAATCCTTTAAATGTAAATAGAGTAACATTGGTTTGGTTGTTTAACAACAACATATTTGAAGCGTTGTTATTTTCTACTGAAGCAACATCAATTTGTAAATTACTAGCGCCTCCTATATCTACACCTGAAATTGTAATTCTATCTGAAACAATGTGATGTTCACCACCATGATAAACTGTTACTGTTGGTGTTGATGAACCGTCTGTTGTAATATTAAATACGGCACCAGTACCAGAACCAGTTGTTGCGTCCTGATGAATATAATTATATGTTCCTGGAGTACCACCTGTACCACCACTGTGTACTGTAACTGTTGCAATCTGATAACCTGTACCAGATGCTGGTTGTAATTCTGTTCCTCTTAAACTTTCACCTCTAAGAGTTACACCTGCTGGTACAACAAGAGGTAATTGTTCTTTATAAACTCCGTTTTTAACATAGATAACATCACCAATTGAAGCTGATTTAACATCAAAAGTAATGTTTGTTGAAGCAGTAGGAGAACCTACGCCTGAAATTGTAATTGTGTCACCCTCAGCGTGGCCTGTACCACCGTCTGTGATTGTAATTGATGGTGTTGATGAACCGTCTAATACAACTCTAGCTGCAAATCCTGTACCAGAACCGGTTGTAGATGCTTGAGTAACATCAAAAGTGCCTGGAGTACCACCAGTACCGCCTGCAATATTTTCAATTTCAATAACATCACCTGAAGTTGCTTGAGATAACGCATATTTAATTGTTTTGTAAGGTAATGATTGAGTACCTGGATTACTGTCTGAACCTGCGTTTGCAACCCATTTAACATTGGCACCTTCAGCGTTTGACCAAATAACATCTGAACCATCTGTTGTTAAAATTGAACCTGCAACACCAACTGGTAATCTTGTAGTTTGTGTAACATCTCTAACAATAATGTCACCTCTTGTAGTCAACACATTGGTTGTACTACCTTGTGCAACAAGTTGCCATTTAGTTGCGTCTGTTCCTGGTGTTACACCTAAAACTATATCATTTACTGCTGTGTATGAACTTGAAGAATATTCAACTGTGTCACCAATATTATATGTTGTAGCTGCACTATAAACGCCTCTCCAGTTAAAACCTTCATTTAATTTTTTCCAATATGTTGTATTAGAGAAAGGTCTTTCATTTGTATTATTTAAAACAGCAACATAAGAATAACCACCATAATTTACAACATCTCCTGTTTTGTAAACTGAACCGTGTGAGTATTCACCAACTGCACTAAATCCTGGATTTAATAAATCCCAATAAGCATTACCACCATCTGTATTTGGTGTATTACCAGCACTTTCATTTGTGTTAATGTACACATATGAATAACCACCGTAAGTTACTACATCACCTTTTTGATAAACTGTAGATGCGTTGTAACTATCTTCAAATTGTAAACCTTCGGAATAAACTGCAAAGTTGCCTTCAGCAAAATCTGTTGTAGCTGCACCTGAAGTGTGAGCTGTTGTACATTTATATTGATATGCACCGAATTTAACAACATCATTTAGTTTGTAGTAAGTTGATGTTGTCCAATCACCTTTAAAATCTAAACCGTCTATGAATAAAGTAAAGTTAGCTAAATTAGGTGTAGAACCTGAAGATGTGTGTTCAGTTGTAACTCTATATTGTCTACCACCCCATTTTACAATATCATTTAATCTGTATTGAGTTGCGTCAGCGTAATCGCCTCTAAAAGTAATACCGTCTATTTGTTGTTCAAAGTTTGATTGATTTAAAACTGTGCTAGAAGATGTGTGAGCAGTAGTACAACGATAAGTTTTACCACCGTAAGATACTAAGTCGTTTAATTTGTACCAAGTTGCGTCAGCATATGCACCTTTGAAAAATAGTGCTTCTGATTGTAAAGACCAGTAATCTGTATATGTTCCTGGACTTGTATAAAATAAATTTTCATTTGCTGGAGATGTATGATTTGCGATAGCCACATATGTGTTACCGCCGTATTTTACGACATCATCAATTAAGTAAGCAGTTGAGGTAGCCCAATTGCCTCTCCATTTAAATTTAATTCGACCTAGTTTAAAATCTGCCATGGTTTACCTTTATTAATACTACTATTTATACGAGTTATACTGCTGATTGCCAAGTTGTTGATGATACAGTTGATGTACTATCAAATGTACTAAAATCATCACTACTTAAAGCAGTTAATCCGTATGATATATTTTCCCTTTTTACTAAATAACCGTCATCATCTACAAAATATGTCGCTTCTCCATCTTCAAAAATATACTGTTGATACTTGTCGGTTGTATTGTTTTTATATTCTTTATCAATTAATCCTACAGCAACTTGAGCGCCGTTAAAAGGTTTAATCAAAAATGTTACAGTAGGGCTTGAATAAGTAAAATCTCTACCCTCTTTTTGCTCTACTCCATTTACAAACACCACAATTCTCGTTTCATCTAAAACTGGTGGATTCATTGTAAAATCTGTTGTTGAATTATCTCCTGTAAAATACTGTACAGACAAAAAAGTGGTATCTGCATCAACATAACCACCTGAAGTAGGTAGTTGTACAGGACTTACTCCATTAGATAAATCTATTACAGTATTCTGGTCTTTATTTATCTTAGTGTAATAAAACATTCCTTCGGTTGTTCTTCTTATACCGTGGAAAGTTTCTTTGCCTTGTTGACTTATAGGTACTACATATCCTAAACTAGCCATTAACTAATCTCCAAAATACTTGCATATGCTTCAACATCTACAGACGAACTATCTGGATTAGGGTCAGCATATACTCTAAGAATATCATTATTCTCTAAGTTAATTGGTTTATCTAAAACTAAGGTGTTATTTACAGGAACACTTAAACTTCTACCTACATGATAAAAAGTTGAACCGCCATCTGTAGTAACTTTTACATTTACCTTAGCTTCATTTGTTGAACTTTTATTTGAGATATAAACAGCGTGAATAACAGCAGTTACACCTGAGCCTGAAGCTGTGTAAATGTTTCCTGTTGCGTCATCTAAAACACCAACATCAAGTCCTGCATTTTTAAAACTACTTGCCACTTATTATCCTCCAAACACAATAGCGTATGCTAATGCATCACCATCCATTGCAACCGTACCAGATTGATTTGGTAAACTAATTGTATTATCTTTAGTTGGTTCTTGCACTGTTAAAGTTGTTTCAAAGGCGTTTGCTAATGCACCTTCAAATATTAAATCTGAACCATCAAGTACAATATCATTATTTGTTACTGCACCTGAAGTA